AATACTGCAGAAGATTCAATACCTTTAGTCTGCATACCAGTAAGGAGATTCTGTCTTGCAAGATTAGCAGCAAATTCTTGCTGTGCTGCTTGCTGTGCTGTGGTAGCTAACGATGTTGCTGGTGCTAGTGCTGCAGCACCCTGAGACAATAGTGTACCACGTTCTCCTAATGCAGCCTGTCTAGACTGTAGCTCACGTTGTAGTTGCTGCTGTGCTATAGCTTGCTCTTGTGCTAACAGTTCAGGTGAAGAACCACCATAAGCAGCACCACTTACACCCAATCTACCTTGAGCACGTAAGCGTTCCTCTGTTGCTAGTCGCTGACGAGCAATATCAGGAGCAGACAAAGCAGATAGCTTATTGTAATAATCTTTGGATAGTTGATCAACATTAGTTAAACCAGCTTGATCAAGAGATTGCTGCGCTGCTTTCATTGCAGCAGTCTGGATATCTTGTCCACTTTTTTCGAACAGGTTACTAGTAACACCATAGGGAGTAAACTGACTGACATTCTTCCCTGCTTCCTGTGATAGTAGGTTGTAAGTAGATCTGATATCACTACCCATACCACTAAACTGATTACCTAACTGGTTATACTGCCCTTGAATGTTCGAAGCTAAGTTGTTGTACTCTTGTTGACTGATTTTACCAGAAGCTAACAAATCATCAGCAGCTTGTTTAGCTTGTTGATAGTTTACACCAGCAGTGATCAGATTACCTACAGCATTAGAAGCATTACCACTAGTCAGACCTGTCAGTAATGTTCCTATAGCATCAGTAAAACCCTTAGTTAAGGAACTACCTAGATTAGAGAATAGTGATTCTATACCTGTAGGTGTTGTAGGTACTGTTGGTGTCGTAGGTGTAGTAGGTGTAGTTGGAGTCGTTGGAGTAGTAGGTGTAGTAGGTGTTGTAGGAGTCGTTGGAGTAGTAGGTGTAGTTGGAGTAGTTGGTACTGTTGGTGTTGGATTAAATAAGTTTAAGTCTTTACCTGATTGGTTTATCAAGTCAGTTATTTGAGATGCGTTTAAACCTTGTTTTGCCAAAGCAGCAGCATCAGCAGCTATGAAAGCATCAACACCAGAAGCTTCTAGTATCTGAGCAATCTGTGCTTGAGATAAACCCTGACCAGCAAGCTGTGCAGCATCAGCGGCAATGAAACCAGCATCAGTTACTCCAGCACCTACAGCAGTTAGATCAAACAACCCAGGATTAAGGAGAGCAGCGGACAACAAACCACCCATGATAACTTTACCATAGGTAGGCATCTTACTACGATCTACAATACGAGTAGTTACTTCACCTGTTGTAGGATCTAAGAAGTCACCTTTGTACTGTCCTTTACCAACACCAGACTGGTCAGCATTAAGTTTCTGAATAATCAGATTACCATTAGGAGTACGATAAGCATCCCATTCGTTACCACCAAACTGTATCTGTCCTACCTTGATATCAGTCTGTATTCCTGGTTGTTCTTGGTTAGCTACTTCAGCATCCCACTGAGACTGCAATGGTGCTAACTGTTTACTGATCAATTCAGGAGTCTTACTTAGTTCATTCTTTAACTGATCTACAGTAAGGTTCTGATCCGTAGCCTGCTTAACCCACCAGTCTAGACCAGCCTGCTCAGGATAACGACCTAAGACATCATTGTAAGCAGTAACTACTTTGTACTCAGCACTGTTCCTAAACTGATTAGCTACATCCTGCAGTGTAGCGTTACCGCTGCTGACAACACTAGCCCACCAATCTAGTCCAGGCTTGTCTGGAGATCTACGTAGTAGTGTCTGGTACAGGTTAGTGATGTCGCTGGTAGCAGCATCGAAGGCAGCTTTAGCAGGATCTACAGTGACTGTGGGTGTAGTACTTACAACAGGGGTTGTTGTTGTTGACCCTGCTGGATTAAACACCATTGAAAACAAACCTTCATCACCTTCAGTGGCTCTGAAGTCTCCAGCACGAAGAGAAGTGCTCATTAGTATGTTCCTCCATCAACATCAAAGTTACCAGTGAATGATGTAGTAACATTGAGTGTTGGGATTGTTACAGTGCCTGTGAACGTAGGAGATGCTATGTCAGACTTAGTCTGCACAGCAGAAGCAATGTTGTTATACTCCGTATCGATCTCAGTACCTTTAATAATCTTTGCTGGGTTTCCACTAGGTAGGGAATCCTTAGCAGCAAAGTTAACAGTTTTCGTATAGTTACTCATTAGATAACCCTACCAGATTTAACGAATACATCCAGTTGTTGTACAGAAAAGATGTCAGTTCTGATGTCTGCTTCAATACCGATCTGAAACACCCTACCAGTAGAACTAACTTGTTGTCTAACCGTATTGATTAAGATACCAGCATTGTATTCAGCGATGTCATACTCAGAGATGTTGTATTCAGCACGAGTCTGTGCTGGTAACTGGATCTGTGCTGATTGATATGAGTTACCATAGTCAACACCCCAGTTTAAGAACACATTAGTAGCCTGTCCACCGATGATCAACAACACAATCTTCTTAAGGATCTTTAATATAAATGCTGATCCCGCATCGATGTGTGAAGTGTAGTATGCGAATCGGAAGGCAGCACCATTATCATTATTTCCTGTATACACACCAATGTAGCCAGGACGAGAAAGATAAAGAAGTCTATCATTGGTAGCACACAAAGCCTTAGGTGATAGTGTCCATGTGGTTGCTTTACAAGAACCATCAGGTAGACGACTCTTTAGATCAAAGCAATACGTAATACCACGAGTAGGTAATGTCAGTAGATAGAAACCATCTTTCTCATAGTATACTGACTTGATCTCTGGGTTATTATTGTTAGCTATAACATCAGAGATGAGGTCATCTCTGACATTCCTTGATATATCGAACAAAGGTGCTGACTTCTCTTGGATGATACGACCAAGGCTTCGGACACCTGTATCTGCAAGAAAGAAGATATCTGAGCCAACATCCTGCACTGAGTCTCTACTGATACAGCCAACACCATCAATAACTTCTACAATCTTTAGGTTAGATGTAGGATCTTCTTCAGCACCAGAGAAGATAACAATAGACTTCTTACAGAAAGCAATGAGGAAGCCATTAAAGGCTGCTAGTGCTACGATGCTGTCAGTGCCGTTAGTGAATTGACTCTCTAGATTGATTGATCCAGAAGAGCCTGCATTCCATTTAAAGCCTGCTAAAGCATCGGACCAAGTGATGGTAACTTTATCACTAGTGGTGTCAGCAACCCATAAGCGACCAAAAGCACCTAGCACTTCATTAGCTAAAGGTACAGTACCTGAGTAGCCTGCATGAGCAGACATAAGACCATAGGTATTCGCTACATGGTCATACACTAAAGGATTATGTGCTCGTTGGAAGAAGAAGGTCATATCATTGAAGTCAATGACTTTCCAATCCTGTGCTGTCCACGTAGAACCAGTATACTTCAGAGTAAGTGTTGTTGTACCTGAATAGATCTTGTTATCACCGATACTTAAGATCTCAGTTGTACCGTCATCCTTGATAACTTGTTTGATAACGTATGGTTCTGTGTTGTTAAACCCTGCAGCGGTATTAACATTATCCCATCCTCGTCTAGCAGCGATACGACCGAATTGATCAATCACTGCATTCTGAGCAACAAGAGCATAGTCTTTTGTCAGTGATACAGAGGAGTCTTGGGTGTTAAGTCCAGCAAAGCCAGGAGCAACAATACTGATGGCTTTGAGTTGATCTGCCATTATACAGCATCCCAGGTAATCTCATCTTTAAAGCGTTCAGCTTCAATAGAGATATAGTTAGCTACAGTCTTACGATATAGTTCTGACTGCTGATCAGATAACCTACCACCATCTTCACCACGTTCATTGATAGCACGAAGATAAGCACCTTGTACAATCATATCCTTAGGCAACCATGCGTTGTCTAAATCATTAACAAGATCTTCCTGTGGTACTACACACTCTACTTTGATGGTATAAGCTTGATCAGGAATAGGGAATACATTCAGTGTTAAGACACCAGTGCTTGGTGTAGAACTACCAAAACTATAGTAGTAAGGTCTACCAGCCTGTGTAGGATTTACGAACAATAAGGTATTCATGTGATCATCGGCAACCTTCTACAGATACATGTGAGCACTAGGAAGATAAACACTTAATACTTTTGTTCGTGGATTCGTTGATGGGATCTCATAACCATAGACTGTTGCTGAAGTGGTTATGGTCTTAGTTGTACGTAGAATAGCCCAGTTCCAAGAGTCTTCAACTTCTCTCTTAGTTTCGTTAACCATCTCTCCAATCAACTGTGAATAAGAAGATTGAGATACAGTCTGTACAGTAGGCTCTCGTACTCGTAGCAATACAGCATTAACTAGATCTAGATAGCTTGTAGCCATTATCCGCCCCACTTAGTTCTGTCAGACCAGTAGGCCGCTGACATCTTACCTTTAGCGATATTCTGGGCATGACGAGCTTTAAAGGATTCCCTACGTTTACGATAAGAAGATGATTCTCCTTCTTTCTTAGGAGAACCAGATACACCTTGTTGACCGAAACGAATCGTCTTAACTTGATCACCGTCCTTTGCTACAACAACGTGGCTCTTAGTAGGATGGTCTGGTGTTTTTTTAGGGCGATTATATCCAGACACTCCTGCTCTTTCTAAGCGAGGATCTTTCATTTCTTCTTAGCAGTTTTTGCTGCCTCCTTAAAAGCCTTGTTTGTAGGAGCACCTTTGCTTCCAGGCTTCCTCATCTTTTCTTTGGAGCCTTCAGCAATACGCTCACGTTTAGCGTGGATGTTAGCGTATAGACCTTGCTTCATTTCTTACGCTTTACTTCTTTAGCTTTCATCAAACACTTACCAGCCTTCTTACACTTCGCTGGTGTTGGACATCCTGGACATGGTTTCATTTCTTCTTTCCTTTCTTAGCCATACCTGCTTCAGATAAAGCAATCGCCACTGCTTGCTTACGAGACTTAACAACAGGACCACCTTTACCGCTATGGAGTGTACCTTCTTTGTACTCTTCCATAACCTTCTTAATCTTCTTTGGGTTTTGTTTCATTAGTTTTATTCCTTTTGAAGATAGACTGAATAGTGTCTGTTTCCCAGATACGTATAGCTGTCCATACGATAGTTAGTATTGCAGCGATAGCAGGTAGTATGTTAGCTAATGCACCTACTACGGTGATGATAGATATAGCATCACCGATCTGCTTTACTTGTTCGTCTACGTGCTGGAGAGCCATCACACATCTCCGGTATTCGTTGAAGGGAATGACCGACCCGCTCCCCAAATAATTCTTACTCCCCCAGAAGCCCCATTAGCTCCAGCATTTCCTAGAGTAACGCTACCCGCACCTCCGCCACCACCATACAACCCACCTGCACCACCTACAGCACCAGATCCATTGGAACCAGAACTACCTGATGAACCACCACCACCGCCGTTACCAGCGCTTGAACCACTACCTGTAGAGCCTGCTGTACCGTTAGACCC